ACTTACAAGTATTATTAGTGAAACTACTTTTACTGACGATAATTATATTCAAATAGTATTTTGGTTAAAGTCAAACAAAAGTGGTCGTAGTAGGGATAGAAGATATTATGTTTTTAAATTTAGACCTGATGAACTGTTGAACATAAGTGATTCATCGATTTCAACTCCTGGAGTTGATGCTAATACACCACTTGTATTTGGTGATGGAGACTTTCAAACTGTTAGAGGACATGAAAGCAAAAGCGACACTGATAAACCTGCCTGGAATATGACAAACTTTTCAGTTACATTTAATATTGGTGAGGGTGTTCCAGCTTCTGATTATGCGAGTAAAGACCAAAATATTGTCAATGCGGTAGAACCCTTTATAGTTTTGAATAAAGAATCTTTTGATGAAGATTTTACACAAGCAAATCTTTTTAAAGAACCTTTCACATCTGCGACTGCGACAGGAGCTTCTATTTGGAGAAAAAACTTTACACCATTTTCAATAGCAACAATTAAAAATAATTCTACTCAAAATTTACAAGGATTTAAAAATAATGAATTAGAAAGACAACTTTGTTCCTCACCAACCACAGTTCAATTAAGAGTAAATATTTCTGAGTTTGATAATCAAGATATGATTGTGATAGAAAATGCATTCCCCACAGTCATACCACCACATTATAAAGTTTGTATTGTTGATTGGGATGATGTAGATGATAAATTTGAAACTGTTGAGGATGTTTTTGATAAAAAACCAGTTAATCTTGATGAAGTTATAACATTTCAAGATAACAACACATTTATTTTTAAAGAACATACTGAAAGTTTTACCAATAATTATACCACACCTGGAATTAAAAAAATTAAAATATTAATTTTTAATTATGTTGAATATAATAATGATAGTTGGAACAATGATTATAGAAACTCTCAACTACCACCATTTAATAAAATTGAACCCATAAGATACAAATTATTAACATCAAGAATATTTTTAGATATACCACTAAGTGAATTTGAAGACTTTGGTGAATTAGGTGGAAGTGCATATAAAACTATACCTTGGCCTTATACTAATCCTGTGGTTGGTGGGATTAGCCAAAATTCTAAATATATAAAAAGTATTACTGATACATTAGGTGGTGGAAAAATAGGGAATCAGGATATAATTGATGAGAGATTTTTATTAGAGGCTAAAGATAATGATGAACTCGGTGAGAATATAGAACAAATGGATTTAGAACAATGTAGATATTTTAATACTGGATTATATGATATGAATACATTGTTAAACATACCTATAACAACTTTTAATCAAGATGCTGAAGTAGAATTGTTTACAAACTTATTTAGAGAATCAGACTATGGTAATGGTAACAGTTGGTATTTGTATGTCAATGCGGCAGGTGGTGCAACACCACCAAGAAATGAAATGTTAGAGTATCCAAGCGCAGAACCACCAGGAGCTGTTAAATTAAATATTGATACTACTGGTACGAATATATCTAACATTCAAATATATTCAAACCCAAGTGTAACCCAAGTTAAACAGGGTGATTTCTACACTATAACATTTGAAGCTAAAGCATCTCGGCCGAGAGAAGCTTACACTACAGTATTAGGCGCTTATGATCCTTATCCAAGACTTGGTTTAGAGGAATATTTTGACATCTCAACCGAATATACAGAATTTTCATTTACCTTCCAAGCAACAGCAACTGATGAGATGGCTTCAGCAAGAATATTTCTCGGTGGATTTCCAAGCGAGGAGTATGATAACTCAAGCGTAAATATTAAAAACTTCTCAATGAGTGTTGCTGGAGAAGTTGAAAAAGAAAAATATGTAGCACTATATACATCAGGTTCTTATTGGGATGGTGAGAAAAATAAATTTTCAGAGGAAACTTCTGTCGGACAGATATTTATAACTGAGAATCAGGACTTAGACTTAAAACAAAGTTGTAAGCTAGAATTAAATACAGGTGAATTAGTGGATAAATCCATATATGATTCAAGTGGTAATGCAAGTAAAGGATTATTAATTGGAGATTACAAAATTAAAAAGACAAGAAAAGGTGAAAGAATGAGAAGAGATTCTTTTATAAAAGTAGCTAAAAAAGTTGGTAATAAAGATGGAGCATTGTAATGCCAAATTTTGAATTTGAATTTAATCAACAAGATAGAGAATTAACGGTAACACAAGAAGATGCTAATTTAAATAGTAGAGGTGATTATATTCGCTTAACTATTTATCCGTTATCCAATGATACTATTGTTACATTACCTAGAAATAATCAACAAGCAATATTTTATTCCTCTTTAAATGAGGAAGAATTTGATATAAACATATCACCATTTGGTGCTCAATTAAATGAATTACGATTAAAAACAATTGGTGGTTTAAGAAAAAATGATTTTAAAATATACCAAACTCATGCAGCAAGTTTTTTCATAAAACCAAATGAAATATTTAATGATTTTGAATTACCTCAAGGTAATTATAGAATACAAGTTGATTTTTTAAATCAATTAGCTCCATTTGTCAGTGTTCCTGTTCCAGGTGATAATAATGCATTTTATCAATTTATTGTAAAACAAATATCAACTTCACGAAAAGAGGTTCGTTTAAAATTACTTGATAGAAGTATAGAAAATAATTCAGAGGAAATTATACACATAACAAATGAATTAAATAATAATGAACCTGAATTTATAGATGAAGAGGTGGGCTCACCAACACCAAATCCTAATTTTAAATACCAATTTAAACACATATTAAATATTGGAACTGGTGACCATATCCCAATAATGAATTATGCTTTTGATAAAGTTACAGATGGAAGAGATAATCAATCCTTAATTTTAAAACTATATGAACCACTATCAACCACTGTTACTGACTTATCAATGGTTACAATTGAAAAAGAAGTAATAACAACACAAGTTCAAGAAATATTTTATTTTTCTGATGTTTCTGGAGTTGTAGATGGTGAAGGATTAGATCCACAACCACAAGAAAATTGGATTAATCCTGATGGTAATGATATTGAGTTTGAAAATTATAATGATTTAAGTTCTTCTCTTGATGATATAACATTAGATAATTTAATTTCAAGTAGTTATGATTATCCAAATTTAAATACAGATTTTACTAAATTTGAAAATCATACATTTTTTGGTTCTGCTAAAAAGAAATTAGAAAATTTTAATACAAAAGTAGAAACGATTCAAGGACATTATTCGGAAATTTCCCAATCACTTTCAGATGATGGTGTAGCAATAGCTGGTGACTCTACTTTTTTAACTCAAAAAAGAAAAGATTTATTTAAAAAAATAAACAAAGAAATAAATTCATTTACACCATATGAGAGATTTTTATATTTTGATGGACAAAGTGAATCTACTGCATCAGCACCAGGTTTAGGTAGAAACTATGCAGACACAATTCCTGTGGCTCAAAAAGGTGGTTCTCAATTTCAAGAATCAAAAACTTTACCTGGATTTGATGGTTTTAGTGTTGTGTATAAACATAGTAATGGTAATTTAAAAGATGGTAGTACGGGTGGTATAAATACAGGTAATAATAACTTACATGTTGATTTATTTACAGATAAATATTTAGTTCACGAAAAACCATTTTTTAATTATAGTGGTTCAATTTATTTATCATTTTTATTAAAAGGTACTGATGACATTCCAATTAGTTCTCCAATAAAAAATACTAATAGTAGAAAAATTAATCTTGGGGGTGGTCAAAAAATAGACTTACCATTTAAATCTTTCTATGTTAATGATATTTTAAAACCAGCAACATCTCAAAGTCAGTATAGAAGATTTGTTTATCAAGTATCATCATCATATTTCATACCTAATACAGCTGATAATGATATGGCTGAGGTTCGTGATTTTACAAACACCTCAACTGAAATAACTATTCTTAATACTAACGTAAAAACAGGATCTTCTGCAATAAAAGATTCTACTGGTAAATATCCTAGCACCGTTATAACACAATCTGGAGTTCCATTTAAGGGTTCAATAATGCCGGCCGGTGAATTATTTAGGATTAATTATACTTCAGGTTCAGGAGCAGGAGCAGAAGCAACACAATCATTTATAACTGATGTTAGAGTATCGTTTAATAATCCATCCAATGCTCAACCATTTAGCGAACTTTATCATACAAGTTCAAATGATTGGACTACTTGGTATAATGGAATGTTAACTAAAGCAGAAAACTTTGACACTGATAATATACATTCATTTGAAAATAATTTACCTGTTTATATTCAAGAAAGTTCTGAATATAATGATATGAAAGATTTTCTCTCACTACAGGGAGAACAATATGATTTAATTAGAAACCACATTGATTCAATGGGAACAATTCATAAAAGAGGATATAAGAAAACAGATTCACCACCAAACAACACATTACCAATGTTGTTATCAAATATGGGGTGGCAAGCAATAAATCCATTTTCAAGTAGTTTAGCAGATTATTATGGTGGCCAATTATCAAGTGGAACATCTGTAGAAAATATTACTGAAAACACTTGGAGAAAAACACTTAATAATTTAGTGTATATTTATAAATCAAAAGGTACAAAAAATTCAATAAGAGCATTATTGAATACATATGGTTATCCAGCTGATGTATTGGAGTTTCAAGAATTTGGTGGTTCAACTGAAGAATCAAATCCAAGAATTTTTGTAAATACTCCACCATCAGATTCTGGTGTTGATTTATCTTTAAATAAACAAACAGGAAGTTTTTCATTTACATCTAAAAAAGAAAAACTAAACAGATATATTTTTAATGGAGACTCATCTCGAATATTGAATCTTGATTGGTGGATGGACAGTGCTAATATTAATTCATTTCAATTTATTTATAAACATAAAAAAACATCTCAAGCACAAACTATAATTAAATCCAGTGGTAGTGCTTCTCAAACTCTTTGGGATTTAAGGTTAGTCCCAAGTTCAGATGGTTTAAGTTCATCATTTGCATTTAGGTTAAATAATTCATTAACTGGTTCATTAGCTATAGCTAGTAATGCTGTTTCAATGTCGACAGGTTTTAATAGTATATTAGATGGACAACTTTGGAATGTAATGGTACAAAGAATATCTTCAAGTATTAGTGGTAGTGGGACAAATGAATATAGATTACACACAGCACTTCAAGAGGATTCCTCTATAAAAACATACAATTATGTAACAATGTCTGTAAGTGGTGGGTTGTCAGTTGATAGTAATCATAGAGCTAATAACAATTGGCAATCTAGTGGTTCAAGACATCCATTATCATCATCTAATTTATTTGTAGGTGAAACATTTAGTGGTTCGTTATCTGAAATAAGAGGTTGGGCAACATCTTTAAGCACATCTAAATTTAGACAACATACATTGAATAAATTTTCTACTGTTGGTAATACAATTAATTCACACAAGGATGATTTAGTTTATCATTTTAAATTGAATGAAAATTATTCAAGTGCTTCTTTCTCAGCATCAGCTCAGAATTTAACAATAATTGATTCAGCCCCAACAACAACTTATTCAGATTACTCTTTCACAAAGCCAGCTAACTTATTTACTGGTTCTCTTGTTTATGGTTTTGATTTTATAAATACTAATAAATTGTCACTACAAGATAATGTTAGTAAAAGAAATGATAATACAATTTTAATAAATCCAAAACAATCTATTGTTGGTAATTTAAATCCACAAAAACCAGCGATACAATCATTAACTAATGTAGTTAATAAAAAACCAAAATTTAAAGCATCTAATAGATTAGAGTTGTATCGTTCTCCACAGACATTTGTTGATAATTTTATTTTAGACAATTTAAGTGGATTTAATTTAGAAACATTGTATGGAAACCCAATCAATTATTATTCACAATCATACAGTGAATTTGATACATTTAGAGAAAACTTTTTTGATGCTCACCCAATAGAGGTTAATGTTAATGAGTTCATAAGAGCTCATGAGGGAGTGTTTAATCATTCAATTATTGAGGGAATAAAATCGTTAGTTCCAGCTCGTTCAACATTTAGTGATAGAAATTCAAACATTGGTGTAGAAATAAAACCAACCATATTAGAAAAACAAAAATATGAAAATGAAGAACATGGTGTTGAGGTTAATCCAAACACCGCTACAGGTAGTATTAAATTTATAGAAAATAATGAGTATAAACAAACTTCATTAACTTCAACATTTGAATCTTTAAAAACAGGTTCGATTAGTATTAATATTACAAACACCGCTACACTTGAATCAACAAAAAGTGGTTCACATAATATTGATGTTAAACTATCTGATAGTTTAGGTGGTAAAGAAATATTATCAATTTATAATTCTGTAAAAGAGGGTAATGTTAATGTATTAACACAAAAAAATGCTATAAAAGGAGTAAGTGGTAGTGGTAAAGTATCAAGATATGATGATTTTGAAGCTGTAAGTTTTACAGGCACTTTTGAACAACCACATTCACAATCAATTAGTTTAGGTAATAATTATCAAACTTCAAGTATGGGTGGTGATTCTAATTTTAGAGATAATGAATACATAACTCCACCATTTTTACAGCCAGATGGGTACTCAGCATCTATTGTTAATCCACATAGTGCTTCTTTTACATACTCAGAAACAACTGGTATAAAAAACATACCACCAACATTAACTGATTCAACAGTTCCAACCTCAAAAAATGGAACAATAGATTATGCTTCTGATGCTAATAAATCTTTTGTAAATGTTCATAAAAATTGGGGTACAAGTTCAGCAGATGTTCATCACATTAATTTTGCAGCACCAACTGGTTCATATGGAACATTTAACACATATGATATTGAAACACGATTTATATTTCATGCTATTGGTGATACTGAGTATTATTCAGGTTCAATTAAAAATGAATCAAAGTTTAGTGATTCAACAAGATTTTATAATAGATTATATTTAACAGAGGGAGTGCATGGAAATGTGAATTATGATAGTAAAAACTTTGGAAAGGGTGATGGAGTCATTACAGGTAGAATGATGGGTAAAACAAGATATTTTGCTACAAGTTCAGATGGTAATATTATTTTACCTTCAAATCACGTTAGTAAATATGTTGACCATTATTTGAATAACTTAAAGGATGGAGCACAAAATGTAAATCCGGGTATTTTAAATGTTCAACACGAGGACTATTCAACTGCATCGTTCTATAGAGTGAAAGTAACTGGTGGTGATAATGAAATTTATGTTAGAAGTGGGCAACCATCAACTGATGGAAGTTCTAAAATAATATATGATTAAAAAATTGAACATTTTTTTAATTTCACAATATTTATATATGAATTATAGTATTTCTAAATTAGGAGAAAATAATGGGATATTTAGACAATGCATCAATAACAGTTGATGCGGTATTAACAAAAAAAGGTCGAGAAATTTTAAAAAATGGTGGTAATCTAAATGTTACTTCCTTTACACTTTCAGATACAGGAGTGGATTATACTTTATGGAATCCAGACCATCCAAGTGGTTCAGCGTTTTATGGTGAGGCTATTGAAAACTTACCACAATTAGAAGCTAGTGTTCATGCTGAGTATAATTTAAGAAATAGATTAATTAGTTTAAATCAAAGAACTGTCGCTATCCCTGCTTTAGTTTTAGGTAATTTAGATTCTGCTGGTGGAACTACTTTAACATTTGATGAGGGTGATGAGAATGCTGGTAGAATAAGTGTTGAAATAGTTGGTTACTCATCTACTGGAAATGTAACCTTACAAGGTTTCCAACACTATTTTGTAGTTCAAGATCCAACAATTGTAAGCACAAGTGCTACAAGATTAAGTAATTTAAGTGGTACAAGTGGAAGACAATTTTTACAAGAAGAAGATATAGCACAAGCTGAAATGTATGGGTTTAATGGTAATAGTTTCCAAATAAACCCAATTCAACAAGACACAGCTGGAAAACAAACCAACATTTATGTAGTAAATGTTGAAACAGGTGCTTATAATTCATTTGTTGTAACAAATAACATTACTAAAAACACAAGAGCAATATTATCAACTGTAAGAACAGGTTCATAATTTTAGATTAGGAGATTAAAAAATGCCAATAGCTGGAGGAAACATATCATTAGATTCAACGGAGGGAATGGATAGAATTACCCAAACGGAAAAGGTAACAAGTCCTTATTTTTCCAATGGAACTACAACATTAGCAGCTGCTAATATAAAATCGTCATCTTTATCAGACACAAATGAAAAATACTTTTTTGGTATATCTCATTCTGATACTTTAACAACTGAAGAGTTCAATGTTGCGTTTGGTAGTACAAATGGGTATGGTTCAGACGATGACGCGAATGATTTAAAAGCTCCAACTGAAGCTATTTATAAACAATACGCTGGATTACTTTTGGCTCCTACAGAAGTAACTGGTGGATTTTTTATATCAAGAAATAATAGTTTAACTTCAGCTCCTTCGGCCGCAACTCTTACAAGTGGTAAAGATGAAGAAATATTTGTTCTTTCTGCTAGACGTTCTAATATGAAAGATAGATTGAATAAAGGAACTTGGCAAATTAATTTAAGTGGTTCAAATACAGCTGGCGCTGGAATTACTGCACTAAATTTAAAAGATGATAGTAGCACAACAGAACCTGTAGCAACACCTGTTGGTGATAGATACAACATTGTAAGTTGTTCAACTGCTGGAGTTATTGCTGGAGCTGCTTCTGTGAGAACATTTGGTTTCTTTTATCCTGATGCTGGTATTATGGTGTTCAGTGCAGCTGAGTTATCCGCTTCAATACCTGGTAAAGGTAGTTCAAGACAAGATGTAGTTTTATTTAACTCCGGCTCTCAAAAAGGATTTGGATTCTCAACTGGTGTAGATACAAACGAACAAACAGCATTAAGATTTATCAATTGCTTACAACCAAATGGTGCTTCACTTAAATTTAGAGATGAAGAAAATCAAGTAAGTGCTCAATATTTTTGTAGAGTCCGTAGTTCTCAAATGAACTTTTCAAACAACCCAACATTCGTTTCAGGTTCATTGAATGAATTAAGACAATCAACAATGAAAGGTAATCCAACAACATTCATTACATCAGTTCAATTATATAATGATGCTGGTGATATGGTTGCTGTAGGAAATCTTTCAACACCATTGAAGAAAAACTTTAGTTCAGAGGCTACAATTAAAGTCAAACTTACTTATTAAGATGGGTTCTTATGTATGTATTTGGAGAGATTGATAAATCATCAACAATAGTTGAAAGTAACATTGTAAATTACACTCAAAATCTTACAACAGCTTCTGCTGGTATTCAGACAATCAAAATAGTATCAGGCTCGATAAATAGTAATTATTGGGAATCTTTAAATGTATTGTTTTATACAAGTGGTTCTCCATCATATGGTAATGAATTAAAATTTACAGCACCATCAAGTAATTTATCACTACAAACTAATTTAGGTGAACAATTTTTAACTAAATATCACGGATACCCAAGTAGTTCAATCATACAAATACCATCTCAATATTATGGTGAAAAAATAAAAAAAGGTTCATTTCAATTAACAGATTTAAATAATCCTGATAATAATGGTAATAATCCAATTATTATAGATGATGGTTTTGGTAACTTATATTCAACGAATGCTCACCATTCACAAAGTACATCAGCCGCTTCGTCCTCTGATAATTACGTTGGTAATATATTTTATGATAAGGGATTAGCAGTAATTACAGAGACAGGCTCTTGGAGTGGTAGTGTTGATTATTCAGATTTAGCAACAAATTATAATTTAAAATTACAATCAGTAAATACAATTACAACATATGAATATGGTGTTACAATATTACCACAAGATTATAATTTAACTATGAATTATGGAATTAGAAATGTTGTGAGTAGTAGTTCAGACCCATTAACTTTAAGCACACCACATATAGCTGCAACATTTACAAGTAGTGATTGGCAACCATACATTACAACAATTAATTTATATCAACGAGGTGATTATGATACACCAGTTATACAAGCTAAATTACCAAGAGCTATAAAAAAGAGTGATAAAATAAATACAAGATTTAAAATTAAATTAGATTTATAGGAGACAAATGGTTATATTAGGATTAGAT